CCGGTCAAAAACATCACCATCTGTGGTATCCAATACCAACACACGTTGGATTTGTTGATAGATATAGATCTGGGTTGAATACATGTGGTGAGCTCCAATGATATTTACCTGGAAGTCTCGGGGTATAAATATCCGAACTAATACAATATGGGCAGCGACTTATTCCAAAAACTTGCAGACAAGTATCCTTTCATAACCTTGTGTGTGTATGCCAGCAACGAATACGTGGGCATCGTGCAAAATCGCGATGACGTGATCACCACCATCTACGACTTTGGTATTATCCAAGATCCTGACCAAAAACGTCGTTACATTGATCTGGCCAATACTTGGTGGTGGGAATCCAACAGATCAATCCCCATCAACATATTCCTGCGTGGTGAATGGGAAGAATTCCGACTGTGCTTACGCACTTTTGTGAACAAGGACCTGGAGATCCTATACGGGCCCGTGTGTAGCCTTAACGATATTGCCCGCAGAAAAGGCAAACGCAAATCAATCACCCTGGTTCGCCGTGTGGAGTAGGTTCATGTGCAATGCTACCAAGGCTGCATATCCCACAGCATGAGCCTTTTTAAAAGTATAGCCCCGGCTGTCATCACCATCCCATACTGACTCAAACACCTTGTTCCAAGGTTGATTCTGTAAATGCGATTTGCCTGGACGGATCACACTAATAAACGCAGCCATCCGGGGAATCGAATCTGGCTGCATTGTCCGCAGCAAATCAGTGTAGTTGCCTATGTGAACCAGTTGACTGGCCCAGACTGTATCTGTCCATAATCTAGTCCAAGGCGGCTCCTGTGACAACATCTGTTCATAGTGATCAGGATCTCGAACCAGGTTGTACACACTCATGTTCAGCAGGTCGATCTTGAAGTAGCCACGAGCTTCTGCTGTTTCGTAATCCAATGCCGAGCAGCCTGTTACAGGGTCACGAGGAATCTCGGTGACATAGATGCCGGAGTTGTGTCGGCGCCCGTTGCTTTGCCGTGCGGCTGTGTGCTGAATCAAGGCCAACACAGCATCCCTGTTGGGCACATCAATGTCAATGTCTGCGCTCATGTCTGGACCAAGAGTGTGAGCATACGCAGTTTTTCTTCTGCTTCCTGCACCGCTGCCAACTGATCAGCCACAGCAGGATGCCGTTCAGCCAATGCTTTTATTTTCATTTCTTCATGGCGCTTTTGATTTACCCAGCCTATAGCATCCACAGCATCTTGTGTGAGACTCACAGTGGCCATGCCCATCTCCATTGGTCTCCACATTGATCCATCATACACTTCCAAGCTCTGAATTGTGGTGTTGAATCGAATATTACCCAGCCCTTGAGCACCGCTGTAGTTGTTCATGAAGTTGCTGGTATTGTTGGTGGCAACCATTAGATATGGACTATTGCCTATTACACTTTTTATCATATTACCATCCTGCTTGTGTTAAAATCTCTCGTGCGTATTCCTGATCCCCAGGATAATCCGCAAACTTCTTCTGCCACGCATCTGAATCAATGTAAGGCCATATCATGGCCACTTGCTCTGTGTTGAGTTCTAATAGAAACTTCTGCCCGGATTCCGAATTGTAAATCACCCAAGCACTGATCCTGCCTGTGGTCACAGCATGGCATGTGGCGTTGGCACTGCCATATCTCAAACAATCATGTGCAGGATGCTGTGTCTTTTCACTCCAGTCAATACCATATTCAATGGCTCTGGCCAAGGCATCATTCACAGTTTCTTTCTGCATATGTGACACAAGATACTCTGTGTATAGCCGATCGCTGCACCAGTTGTCAATCTTCCGGTTACCTTTTAAAAGCCATTCGAGAAATCGTTCTGGATTGATCACTCGCACATCCACACAATACCTGCCCCATTTCACGAATGCTCTGTAGTAAGGTGATGTCACAAAGTCATCCCAACCTTTTAGTTTGGCAGATCCTTGTGTGTATTCGTAGAACTTTAGATAGCCTTGCAGACCCAACTGCACGCCACGCTCACTCTGCTCTTGCCAGCGTTTCTTCTGTTCGCAAACATGCACACTCAGCGTGGTTTCCTTGCTGAATGATCGTTCGCAATACTTACATGTGAAGTCGCTAGTTGTTGCCATGAGCCCGTTGCAGTTGAGCCAGTTCTTTTTTGTCAGTGAGTTCTGCCATGAGATCAATCTCATCATCTTTGAAATGTGGATACAGTTCTCGCAGTTGCTTCTTTATCGCACCGGCACCGGCTTCTTTCTTCTTGGGTGCGATCCAGTTGTGCCGCATCGCGCCCATGCCCGGGCTGGCTGCTGTAGCCATGAGCCATTGTAGCTTGGGATGCCGATGCATACTAAAGAAGTGTTTGTTGAGATAGTGATTGGTGCTCTGCACATAGTATTCCTGGATCTCTCTGCTGCCATCCACAGCAGATCCCCAACGCACCATCAAGAATGTAGAAAACTTCTTGCGTTCTTCTGGCGTGAGTTCATCATAGAAGTCACGGTTCTTTGCGTCCAGTTGACGCATCTCATTCGAAATGTTTAGTTTGTCGCTCATTTGATCTTGGTCAGTTTATACACCATTTTAACTTGATCCAGTAGGTCTTGTAAAGCAGGATTGGTTTCAGCGGCCGCAACTATGTCTCGCCATTGTTCGAATAGTCGGTATTCATCTCCGGCAAGTTCATAGTAAGGCTCATACTCTTTTTCTTTATATTCTTCCGTTTCCCACAATTTTTCCAATTTGATGCGTTCCCATTCATCCGGTTCATACTCCTTGGTAAGCCACAGGTCTTTCCATTGGTCTAGATACTGGTCAGCAGCTATGGGGTTGATGGTCTTTTTCATGATGATTTTTCAGTTCGAGTCAAATGATACATCATTATAGCATGATCCAGAATATCTTGTAAAGCAGGATTTGTCCGGGCAGCTCTGCGTATGTTGCCCCATAGTCGGTCTTGCTGTATATGTTCACGCAGTGGTCTACCATCTTGGGTTCTGGGATCATGGTCATGTCCCACTTCTGTTCGTGTGGCAGGATCAGCACCGGACTCGCGCTGGTATACCGTGGCACCATCACGCTCGTATATCAAGGCAGCACCTGGTCGTAACTGTCCCATTACCAGGCTCGATTGTAATCCACGATCTCGCAGTTGCGACTGATGTCTTTCACAAAGTACACACAGTCCGGTTGCTCTGCGTCATTGATGGGCACACACAACATCTGTCCGTTCTTTAGTTTGGGCGCATACCATGCTACTTCTTGATACACATCAATGATCTCTAGACTGGGGAAACTGGGGCGGAAACTGCTTAATGGATTGAATTGAAACACCTTGAAGCCACGATCATTTATGCTGGTGAGTGGTAACATCTCTAGATCTCCCACATCGGGTTCACCGATCAGGATCTGCCAATCCACAGGCATCTTGATCTTGAAATCACCTATCTGTAATACTAATGCAGGTGCGCTGAAACTTTCCAAAAAGATTAGCGGAATGTAATGATAGTCTGGATTGGCAGGGTCTGAATTGTCTAGTATGGCAAATCTCATGTCATCTACCTCTTCAGGCAAATGGTCGAGATCGTAGGGTCGGTTGTCTAGTGTTAGGATACGCATGAGTTTATTGTATATTATAGTTGTGAAGAATGCGACCTATTGCCATGCCAATTTCTCCTGGGTGTAAGGATAGTTGGCTTCATTGTAGAACACCTTGCGTTTGGTCAAATGTCTTTTGCTGAATTTGCATGTTGAGGTGATGTCCCATATCTGCACATGATCTTTGTCTTCGGCTTTGCGGATGCCACGCCCGATTGATTGGATCACCCGGGTAAAACTCTTGCCTGGCTCAATCATCACTAGATTAAAGATTCGCGGTATGTTGATACCCACTGCTGCCACACCGTATGTGGCCACGATGATCTTGTCTGTGCTGGTGGCAATTTCATCATATTCATCCTGTCGGTCCCGGGCCTTGGTAGCGCCCGACACAAACACAGCACGGTCGCCTAGCCTTGCCACCAGTTCATGCCCGGCTGCCACACGATCCACCAACACCAAGGTATTACCTGTTTCGTTCACTTGCAATACCAACTGGGCGATGGCATCCAGTCTGCCGGGCTCTTCTAGGAGATATTTCAGTTCTTCTTGATAGGTCTTGTGCTCGCGTATGTCTACCAGCTGCACCACATTCACATGGCACTGCGCCAGCACGCCGCGATCCTGTAGTTCACTGGCAGCCAGCCGAGATATCACAGGACCCAGGCTCACCAGCAGGCTTTGGCTCTCAAACAGTTCTTTTGGGATGGTTCCTGTGAGTCCCCAGCGAATTGGCACCTGCGCCATCACTCCTGTAAGCAGAGTCTTTAGTGCATCTGCCTTGGCCATGTGTACTTCGTCTACTATAACGCATACCACATCTTCAAGAAACTCCTGGATGGTACAATCACCCACACCATTCTTTGTGTTCTTTAAGAGATTATTTAGACTCTGCCAAGTACAAATGGTGTGATGGCGACCATATTCTTTTCTGTCGCCAAAATAAACCCCCACATCCAACTCCATGTTGATGTAGTCTTTTTCTGTCTGTGTGACCAGGCTCTTGTTGGGCACGATAACGATACTGCGGCCATATGCGCTCACAGCATCGCTCAGTGCTGCTGTCATGATGGTCTTGCCTGCGCCTGTGGCCACTTCCTGCAAGCATTGCGGATTGGCCAGGAAGTTGTTCACAATCTCCACTTGATAATCACGTAACAAAATGGGTTCACCCGCAGCAGGATGCCCCTGGGGCCATTTGCGATCCCGATATGTGGTCTCTATCACTTGCGTGAAATCAAAGGTAGTAGTGTATTCGCGTTGATCGTCCAGTTCTATATCGTAGTTTTGTTTTTCTAATATAGGAATGATCTCGGGCAAGAGATTCACATAAGTGCTGCCGCCCAATTGAAAATAGGCCACTTTGCCATCCCATCGTCCTAGGCGCACAGCCGGTAGATATCTAGCGTAAGGCACATCGTATTTGAACTTCTTCACTAGATCTCTGCGAGTGTCAAGATCCAGGCCTTCGATCTTGATGTTCACTTCGTCTCGTATGATTATTGTTGCTCTTTTCATATGGTGTTTATCCATTCAACAAATTCCACAGGATACACATCCTGGTATCGATGTTTGCTGGTTTTATCATAATACTGCAAAAACTTCACAAAGTCAAGCTCTAATTGTCGTCGAGTAAAGTCATGCTGTGGTTCAGGATCATTCACAAGATAGCTGATGATTTTGTGAATATAGATCTGTTCCTCACTGGAGAGATAGCGCCGGTTCTTTTGTGCCCAGCTCTGCATGTGCGTGTGTAATTGCAGTTTGAGATCGGTAGGAAGTATACCGATGCTTTGGAACTCTGGACTGCGAACCACTGTGCAGTAGAGATCTTTTACTCGATCAGGATAGCGTTGTCTTAGTTGTATACCAAGATCAAACTTGTCGGTAAGCCCCCAAACATTTAATATGTTCACAGTGCTTTGCAAATAGATACCGCAGTTGGCCGGAGTCTCACTGCACCAGTATTCTACATTGGCAATGAATCGGTTGTAGTCCAATCCTTGCCTAGCATATTCTGCTATGTCGCCGGTGGCATCAATACTGGCACCGATGTCAATGCTGGCAAAATTATCAGCACGATCCGCTAATCTTTTTACATGTTTAGAGTCCACAGAGAAATTGCTGTTAATGGCCATATTCAGCTGATTTGCTGTGCCCATGCTATCGACAAATTTCCAAAAGTTTTTACTGATCAAAGGTTCGCCGCCGCTGACTCTTATTATCTCCACTTGGTCCTGGATCTCGGGCCACCATTTCAACCAAGCATCTAGATATGCCGGTTTGGTGGTGCCTGGTTCTATGTGTATCTTGGAATATAATTGTCTCTGATCGGTTTCTAATAACAGCGGGTTACTATGTATCTTTGCTGCCCAACTTGAGCTTTGCCCTGAATCACAATAGCTACAGGTGAGATTGCAATAGTTATCAAACACAACTTCAATCACCCGCGGCACGTAGTGTGGATCTATTTTCAAATCCTGTATGTGTGATTGCCATTGTTGGCTTTTTAGCAGTCGATCACTCACAGCAGCAGGGTCTGCATCTTCTATATGCCAGCACATGTGACATTCATCAGGCCGATGCCCGTCTAGCATAAGTTGTTGCATCTTTAATTTATGCGGAGTATTATGTAACACAAACGGATCATCCAAGAGATCTTCCGGAATCTCATGTGGTATAGGATGATGGCAACTGTTACTGTTGCCATGATTTAGATACAGATATAATTCGGTCCATTTTGCCGGGCAGAAAAACTCACTCTTGGCCTTTAGAATCTTGTGTATGGGATAATCTTTTCTATCTGTCATTTATGTAATCAGCCATTTCTGGGAAAGTATTTGCGAAATCTAATCCTCGATACTGATCATGTTGCTTAAGACGCCGACAGAATTCATCAAATTGATCAGAATCATTACCGCGGGCAACAACCTGTGCCCATGTTCTAACATCGTTATGCAAGCTGGCACCAAGATGTTTCACAATGTGATCTCTTGCCGGTGTAGTCCAAACTGTAGGTCTCATGTGTGAAGGAGTATGCACACTCCCTAACCAGGGTCTGGGCAATCCCACCTGGTGACACCATGTGAAGAACTCGTCCAGATAAAAAATATTATAAGCACTCACAGTGTGACTCACACTGAGTCTTAGATTCGATATACTTTTTTCTTGTTGTATATATCTGTGAACCGTTTGCTCTGTGTCATTCCAGGTGGCGGGATATCTTATGTATTCGTATCTAGCACCCACACCATCTATGCTGAGTTGCATATCTATTTCTCGAAAATGACTCCATAATTGCCACCATTCTGAATCCGGAAACACAGTCACATTGGTAGTGTAATGTATAGAGATATCCGGTGCCTGCCCGGAATCAATGTAATGTTGCAGCAGTTTCTTTTGTTCTCGCACACCACTTAAAAATGGTTCTCCACCAGGAATATCCAAGTGTATAATCCCAGATGTCTGTGCTACAAAATCATCTACAAAATCATTTCGATAAAACTTCACATGTTGGAAGTCTTGATGATAGACGTCACGGTATTCTTCCTGCCATCTGCTGCTACTGTGACTGCCACAGGTAATGCATTTTAGGTTGCAGGTATTTCCAAACGCTACACTGGCAGTGAGCCATTGTTCGCTATTGAGATCATGATCGGCATAATGTTCTTGCCAACGATCATGGTCTAATTCACGCTTGCTTAGGATGTTGTTTTGTTCCTCAATTTCACAACGAACACATCCAGCAGGCCACCGATCATTTGAAAAATCCTGTCGGATTTTGTGTAAAAAGGCACTGCCGGCGTATTCCTTCAATGAGTGAGCCTGGATATTGAAACTAGGATCATCAGGTTGTGTTTGATATTTGCAGCATGGTAATATGTCGCCTTGTGGGCTTATATCAACATTGGTCCAAGGGGCATGACAGAAAGGCATAGTGTATATAGTAACATATACAAAAGAAAAAGTCAAAAAGACAGGTGCCATTCGAGCACCTGCCATAAAAGAGTCGCCGGGCTAGAAATTCACTGCGACTCTGTTTCTTGGCTTTACGCCAAAACTCATTATTCCTGTGCGATTGGCACTACGCGGAATCCTGTATCTCGAGCTTCATCAGCTTGATATTGATCATCCACTGTGTACAAAAACAAATCACCATCCCAGATTTCAAACATGTCATTTCCTTAAAAAATTACTTCCATCACACGAGCCAGATAATAGGCACTGATAATCAAACAGATCCACCCTGATGCGGTGGAGCCATCTTCAAAACAATGCTTGGCAAACCAACCATTCAACAGCATCCAAACAATCGAAGCTTCCATTTCGGGCACTCACATCAAAAGAAGTATAGCAATAAAAAACGCCAACCAAGGGTAGCCGCAAAGTA